ACCTTCTCCCGTCGTGAGCGTATTTTGTGCGATATGAGTTCCGCGAACCGGTGGATCTCCCGCGGCACCCTGTACGACTGCGCCAGAACACGCTCGCGGTCGCCGGGCAATGGAGGGTCGAAGAATGCCCGTGGCTCCGCACCAGACCATTCATACAGCGATTGATCGTCGTCTCCGAACAGCGCCAGGAACCTGGTTCGCCACGCTCGGAGCACGTCCAGTTGGAGCGGCGTATGATCCTGCGCCTCGTCCACGAGGACGACCTGCTGCGCCGGTAATACCCCGCCCCCGCGGCACGCCTCGAGCCACATTGTATAGTCCATGTAGCCCGCGTCCTCACACCAGGCCTTCCAGTCTCTGTAGATCTCTCTCGCTTGCTCGTCCCACCGCGAGACCGGCCACATCCGCTGCCGATATTCCACCATACGTTCGAATGCGAGCGACCCGCGCGACATACGCGTCTCAGGCGCCTGTTCGTCCTCGTCGTCGTCGCTTACCCGTCGGAGGCGCGGCACCTCGTCTGACCATCGCGCCGCGAAGCGCGGTACATCGAGGAACTCCTCGATCTTCGTCTCCGCCGGTGGCCCAGCCCCGAGCGCGCGCTTGCACCGCGCGTGTAGCGTCGTCACGTTGTCCTTCCCCAGCAGCGTGACGAGATCAGTCCCGCTCCCATCGTCTCTGCCCGCCGCTTCGCGCACCGCCGCACGCGTCAGGGAACAGACCGACACCTGGTCTTCTCCGAAGACGTCCGCCGCGCGAACCGCCCAGCGGGTTAGCTCTGTCGTCTTGCCCGTGCCAGGTGGGCCGAAAATTCTATACTCCGCTGTCATTCCACTCTACTCCTCTCACTATCCGCGTCCTGCCCTCCACCGTCCGGAACTGGCGCCGTTCCGCGCCAGCTGCGCCGAGACGCTGCGACGCCTGCCGGAGCGATATGTTAATCCGCCACCGTGCGGACATGTGCCTACAGAAGTCTTCCAGGCTGAACCACGCCTTGCCGTTGCGATAGAACGCCCCGCTCGCTGGCACCTCACCCTGCGCCATGGAGACCTCGGAGAGATAGAGTCGCACGTAGTGCATTATCTCCCCCGCCGCTGTGGCTTCGCCGCCGGTCTCCACATCCCGCGCTACATCCAGGATTCGCTGCGCGACCTGCTCGTGCGTAGGCACCGACGTGGCGCTCCGGCGACGGATAACAATCTTTGTAGCCTCCGCGACCGCGGTCTGTAGCCCGCGCGGGCTCATCAGCTGCTGCGTGCTGACGGCCACCGACCCCTGGTCAAATACGAGCTCGAGCGTAGTTGGCTCGCCGGTGATTCTTCGGACGTCGCGCAGGCGCACCCCATCACCGAGGAGTGAAGAGATAATCTCAAGCTTCTGCTCTCTGTCCACCGTCTCCTCGTCTCTCTCGCGATGCATTATAGACTCGATGACGGTCGTCAGTTCATCACGTTCCAATGGAGGTTGACACTTCTCGTTCCACGCTGACAGAAGCGTCTCCGCCTCAGTCCTCGACAGCCCAAGCCCGAAATAACGCCCCGCCAGTCGCGCAGCAGTCTGGTTCCGCTTGCCGGTGGGCGTGCCATGCACCAGCGCACTGTCATACCACGACAGCGCCGCGTCATCCTGCGTACCATGACGACCGCGCCGCCGCTGGAAGACAGAGAGATCGATTTCCGGCAATTCAACGTCGAAGATGCTCCGGCCAGGCAGCCACTCGTATCGCGACCCGCTGGCATGCCTCGATGGCGGCACGACGACAAATGCGCCCTCGGCGCGGATATCCACGCCTGGCAGGACGCGCACCCCCGTCCGCGGCGCCAAGGTCGCGTCCTTAGGCCAGCGAACGTACACATGCCACCCGCCGCCCCCCGTCCGCACCGTCGGCGCCAGCGGCAGCTCACCGTCCTTAAGCCCGAGCGCCTCGGACAGCGCCTCCTTGCCCTCCTCGCTGTCTATGTCGAGGACGATGACGCCTGAGACCTCTCCCGTGACCACTCCCAGATTCGAGTCCGGATGTCTTCTCAGTTCCGCCTCGATGATCTCCTCAGTCGCAGCGACGCTGCACCGTTCACGCCACCGCCCCCGGGGATGCTTCCCGGGGCGGTCGCAGTTTTCGTCACCGCACGTGCACGTGCCGTCGTCGTTAATTCCGTGCACGGCTACAACTGATAAGCCAGCTCTCACCAGTGCTTTCGCATCATCTATGATGCTGTCGTGCATTACGCTTCCTCCGAACTCACAGCGCGCGGGAGCCTGGTCGGCCCCCACGCGCGTTGATGCTGCTTATTTAGAACGGTGGCATGTTGTCATCGTCATCTGCCGCCTGCTTCCTGGAGCGCGTGGCCTCCTCCCTCGCACCTCTCGGCGCCTGCTCCGAGTCGAGCGGCTCGACGCGCGAGACTCGATTGAAGTCACGCTCTTCGCCGTCGCGGCCGCGGCGTCGCTCTGTGGTGATTGTGAGAAGCGCACGGCGGCCGACGAAGTCGTCCGTGTCCCCGCTCCAGACGCCATCGAGCTCCTCTTTCACGAACGCTGCGATGTGCTGCTTCAGGTTGAACAGCGCGTGCTCCTGGAGACTCGTGTACGATCGGATCTGGCGCCCGGCATGCTCCCCCAGGGCAATCTCCCACTGCCACACCAGCATCGGATTCCCGGAGCTGCTCTCGCGCTCCTCAGTGCTAAGGAGCTGCGCGACGTACTTCCCCGACGGTATCGCTTCCCACGCGGACTCGGCGTTCGACAAATCAATCACGATCTTAGGCATTTCACCCTCCTAGGATATTTCTCGCGGCTTCTATACCGCTTACTGCACATGCGACATGGCTATCTAGATAGCCGCTGGCATTTCCAACCACGTACACGCCTGGCACCCCGCTGACCTGCCAGCCGCGGTCAACGGCAATGCGGTATCCATAATACTTCGCCTCGGGCGCGTAGATAACACCATTGGGCAACAAATCCGGCAACGCCTCCGACAGCGCTAAGATGAATCGCGCGAATGCACCGTGGACGCGCTTCGGAAGCACCCTGCCGAAATCGAACGCTATCGCCTTGTGATTCGTCCGCCGAAGCTTTCTCCTTCGGCCTCGCGCGACACGGAGAAATTCCTCAATCGTCTGCACCGCCGTGCCGCCAGCCGCGTCGTTGACCCCTCGCGCCAGCGTGCGGACGTACTCCGGTGGGTCAGAGATCTCGTCCGTCTGCGCAATCCGCAGGATCAGTGCGAAATTACTGAACTGCGACTTCTTCTCGAGGAGATACGAGTGCCCGTTGACGTTTATGAAGCCCAGGCTCCGGTGGTTCTCGTTGACGACGAAACCACGCTGGTTGCAGCAGAATGTACGCACCTGCCAGTCGTCGTCGTCAGAGACCAATTTCCAGTCATAGAACTCCTCGAACGCAGGCTCCAGCGCCTTCGCCGGTGCCTCGACCCGAAGGCCAAACCCCGCGTGCCCTGGCACCAGCGTGGCGCCCAAGCCGCGCAGCACCCGCTCGCTCCAGCCAGTCCCCGCGAGCCCGGTCGCGATCACCACAGCGTCGAATTCCTCTGTTCCATCTCGATGCTGAACAGCGACCTTGCCGCTCGACGGAAAGACGTCGTCAATCCCGCGCCGCACGAACTTGACGCCACGCTCGACGAGGTCGAGGATCTGCAATTGCGTCACAGCGCGGATCCCTTCCGTCCCGAAATGCAGGAGCGGGTAGGTCTGGAAGGTCAGCCCCGTCCCGCGCCAGTTCGGCGTCTTAGTTGACGAACTCGAAACCAACCGGTACGGGATCCCGCCCGAGCGCGCGAGCTCCACAAAGCGCTTCCCCACCGCCGCGAGGAGATCGTCGTATGTCGCGGGATCGAAGACATCGAGCCCTTGCGTCCCCCTGCCAAACGTGAGCTTCCCGTCACTCATACCGCCCGCGCCACCGTCGCCCTCGAGGATCGCGCACGTCTCGCACGGGCAATGGTCGAGCTCAGGCAGGCGGCACTCTGTCCGCGCGGACATACGATCTCCGCGCTCGAAGATCGTCACGTCAACCTTGCCCACCAGGCCCTCGGCCGTGAAAAGCCCCGCTGGGCCAGCACCGATAATCGCAACTCGCCGCTTCCTCACTAGTTCCCCTCCCAAAGGCTCAGGATCTTGCTCATGTCCGGATCGAAAATCCCCCGCGCCTGCACCCCCCGTGCTTTGGCGAGGTAGCGCATTTTCGTCTCCTCGGAGACATGCTCGCTCAGGAGCAGGTAGCGCCGGAGCCGCGTGTTGCCCTCGTCGTCCGTCTCCTCGAATGTGGTCAGCCTGGCCAACACGTCCACAAACGCGCCAGCCTCAACGCCCAGCTGACCCGATAGCTGCGGGCACACCACGCCGAGCCGCTCGTCCGAACGCTCGTGCGCAAGCATTAAGACGTGCATCCGCGCCTCCGGATCGTCCTGATACGCAAGATTCCTAAACGCCCTGATGACCTTGCGCATCTGGTCGCCCGTGCGCAACCAGTCCTGTCTGGTCGGCACTGGCGTTGCTTCGAGATCCTCCGCGCTCGCCCCACTGCCGACGATGCTCGCGAGACTCAACGCCCGCTGCATCTCGGTCAACGTGTCGAGCACCACGCACCGATAGCCGCTCTTGCCCGAGGCGAGCATGTCGTAGACCTCCTGGACATCCGCCCACGACCGCGGCCGGACTATATCAACCGCCTTCCCGCGAATCGTAAGCGTACCTGCCTCGAAGTCCACTAGCAGCACCGGCGACGTCGCCTCGCAGTCCGCCGCGGTGCCCGCGAGATGTGTCTTGCCAGACCCCGTCACACCGTACACAAGGATGTTCAGGAACAGCGTGTCCTCTGCCGATACGATTTTCATGCTACCCTCCAGTTTGAGTGTCGCCCGAGATATTACCACCGCCCCGCCCGTCTTGTTCATACTGTTTCCGACGGTGGTAAGATGTTCTGAGAATGAATTCCCAATCGCCGCCGCTCTGATACACGCGGCAGACCTCGCGGAAGTCGCACATCGCGCAGCGCACCTGCGCGGGTTGCGGATAGATCAGAACTTCCCTGCCGCGCGTCGCGATCAGCTCGCGATACTGCCCGTACGCGCGTGTCAGGAACACCTCGATGTGCCTCTTCGTACGCGAGACCACGTGCCGCTCAAACAGCCGCGACCGAACGCGCGGCCCTGGACGCTGCTTCCGCAAGCCGTTCCAGATGACCCCTACTACGTGCTCCCCCTCGAGCCCGAGGTCGTCTGCCAGCGCCTGCCCCAACCACACCTGCGCGGACATCTGGTGATCGAGCTCGAGCCACGACGGATCGAACCGCTGGAATGTCTTGTGCTCAAGGACGTAGAGATTTCCGTCCTCATAGCTGCGCACCAGGCCGTCCAGGCGCGCGTTGAGAATGCACGCCGTCCGCCGCCCCGACGGCGCAGGCAGCGGGCGACGAAGGACATGCTCCGTCGCGAGCACCTCGAAGTTGTCGCGATTCTTGTACGTCTCCCTGTACCCGCGGAGCATCGCGATCCCAAGATCCCGATGATCCCTGTACTCCGTGGGATCCAGGTCGTCCCTGCGCGCGTCCCAGACAGAGACGAAAACGTCCACAAGATCCCCGCGGCCAGCGTAGTATTCCTCGAGCGCGCGGTGGATCGCCGTGCCGAACTCGAGCGCCACCGCGCTGGCGATAGGCCGCCACCCCTCCCTATACCCAAGGTGCCATGCCAGCCGACACGACATCGCGTTCAGCTGGCTCGGACTCAGCGTCACTTGCCGTCGCTTTGCCACTTCTCAACCTCCTCATCAGTTCATTCACTTGCACTTCACGCTTTTGGCTGATAATGTCGAAGATGTGCTCCTCAATGCTGTCTCTCGTCAATATCACCACAGTTTCCACTTCCTCGGCCCTCTGCCCGATCCGATATATCCTGTCTTCCGCGTGGATATTCCCAGCCGGATGCCAGGCGAGGTCGAGAAAAATCGCCCGCCGAGCCGCGACCAGGTTGAGCCCCTCGCCACCGACGCCGTGCGTCGCTACCAGCGCCTGCGCGTCCTCCTCAAGCGCCGCAAGCGCACGCTCGCGCTCGCGTGGAGACACGCTCCCCGTGAGCAGCACCGCGCGGATGCCCTCGGCGTTGAGCCGCTCGACGGCGCGCTTCGCGAGTTGCTCGAACATCGTGAAGACAACCGCCTTGCCGTCGCCCTCGCGGATGACCTCGACCAGCGCGTCTAGCTTGCTGCCGCCCTTATAGTCAGGAAAGACCAGGGACGGATCCAGCGCCAGCTGCCGCAGGCGCGTGACCTCGCTAAGCGCGCCGTCCGACCACACTTCCTCGTTACCGAAGCGCACCCGGCCGGTCTCGAGCATCTCATCGTACAGCGCCGCCTGCCCAGCAGGCATCTGGTAGCTCACGACCCGCCGCGTACGCGTCGGGAGCCCATCGAGCCTGTCCTTCTCCCGCCTTAGGACATACACCGAGAGGATACGCTCCAACGCCTCGCGCTCGCCGTCCTTGACCCCGCCGACCTTGATTCCGTAGCGCGTCTCGTGCACGTCGAAGAAGCGCCACGCGAACAACCAGTACGACGAAAAGCGCGCCGGATCGACAAGGTGGAGAAGGCTCCAAATATCCGACGCGACGTTGACCGTCGGGGACGCTGTCAGGAGGAATACCCAGTCCGCCTCCGCGCACATCCGCTTCAGCACGTCGAATGTCTGCGTCTTCCGGTTCCGCGCATTGTGCGCCTCGTCCACGATGATGAGGTCAGCGTGCAGATCGTTCAGCAGAATCTGTGCGAAGTTGCAGATGAGGAACTCATCAGTCCACGACCCCAGGATCTCCTGCCGCTCGTCCGCATTTCCCGTCAGCGCCAGCGGCGACCTGGTCGTCCAGCGACGGACGTGCTCCGCCCAGTCTGGGATCTTGGAGTCGTTACAAACGATAACCGCCCTGCGCGGCTTAGCAGCGTCTGCTGCAACTAGAGACATCACCGTTTTCCCAAGTCCTTGGCTATCCGCCAGGATACCACGCCGCGCGGCCAGGAGCCAGCGCACCGCGACCCGCTGGTGCGGAAGAAGATCGTCGCGACCAGGGGCGTCGTCCTGCCCCGCGAGCGATAGGAGCTCCTCCTGACGCTCCCGTATCTCGCGGAACCGCACGCGCAGCGCAGGAGAGATTTGGACTCGACCGCGATTGTGCATGAGAATGCGGCGGGCGACGTCGCCGCATATAGGAAACGATCGAGGAGGTCTGCCGAAGGGGCAGATTTCTGGCGGGACGTCGCCCTTGAACATCATTCTATCACGATAGAGATATAGCGTCCTCATGCTCCGCGCTCCTCCGCGATCTCCGCGAGTTGCGAGGAATATTTTGGCATAGCGCGGAGGACGACGTTCATCTGTTTCTGAGAGACCAGCTGGCCCGCGAGCACCCGCTCCGCGATGCTGGTCAGAATCTCCGCATCGCGGGCGTTGAAGCCCACGCCGTTACGATAGACCGTCCGGCCCGTCGCCTGCTCGTCGGCCTCCTGGCGCGCGTAGATGGCCAGCAGCGCGCGGATGGCCCACCGCGGGTCGCTGCTCACCTTCCGTCGAATCTCTTCCTGGCTGATCATGCTTCCCTCCGGAATCTCGTTTAGCTCAGCTTAGCACATCCTCGCCGCGAGAGAAATACCCTGCTCACTCCCGGAGGGCCTACTCGCCTCGCTGTTTACGCCGCCACCGGAGGACATGCGCCAGCGCGTCGCGCGCGTGCCTTCCGCGTACCAGGGCGGCCGCGCACTGCCTGTCCAGCGCCCCCGCCCCAGGCGGCTGGAGGACGAGCCGTATGCCCTCCTCCTGGCATATCAGTGTGACCGCGCCGATGACCAGTAACGGATCCCTGTAATTGACCGCCCTGCCAGCCGTGCCGCGGAAGTCCTCCATGACCACGACGTCCGCGCCGCGGATCCAGTCGCGCAGCTCACCAAGCCCCCGGATCTCCGCCGACCGCACGACACCACCCTCCTCCCGCACGACGCCCGTCGTCCCGCCAGGGTCAATCCCAACTACGATCTCGCTGCCCATGCCCGAAATTCCCCCTTTATTTTTGAAGAGAGTGAATCTTATAAAGTTATATATCGAACGCGCCTCAAAATTAAGGAGCGGATTGCTTGGCATTGTTTCCCCTCAGCCCGCCGGAAATTCCCCTTTATTTTTGAAGAAAGTGAATCTTATAAAGTTATATATCGAACGCGCCTCTAATTTAAGGAGCGGATTGCTTGGCATTGTTTCCTCGTAGCTCGCGCTCGCGCCGGAGGCGGAATCTGCACTCGGACGCCTCAATCTCCGAGTGCAGATTCTTTGCTCCCCGGCCTAGTAGGTCAAGCCGGCGGCGGGTTACCATTCAGCGGCTACGATCGCATCCCACTCGCCTTCTCGGCAGTACAGCCAGCCCAGCGCGAATCCCTGCGCGGCATACACGACCTGGTTGATCGTCACACGGTGCTCCGTCGTCACCGGCACGCCGAGTTCGAGGGCCCTGGCCCGCTTCGGAAACGCCGCCTCAGGGTTGTACGGGACTCCGCCCGGATAGAGATGGTTCCAGAGGTAGTTGCGGATGTTCTCTACGACATCGCCTACCAGGTCGTGCTCGGGTTCCACCACCAGTGCGAATTCCACGTCCACATGGTAGTGGTCTGTACCCACCAGCATGCCCAGGCCGTAGACGGCGTCAGATGGTGTAGAAGGGCTGATGACCCACGTCGCGTGCGGCCCTGGTTCACCAGGGTCGTGGTACGCGCCCGTCCCCATGCCCGGGCCGACCTCGCCGTTGCTATTGGTATACGCGACCAGGTAATTCGGCTCCCAATCGAATGCCGTCGGGCTCGGGTTCTCCTGCGGCGCGTCGGGCCAGTGCCATGCCACAGCCCGTCCCACGTCTGGTTCCCCGTTCGAAGTGACCCGGATGATCTCAGCAGCGTCCCCACGCTTTTCGCGTATCGCTACCAGCCTGAAGACCTCGTGGTCAGGGTCTGCCTCAGCCCTGCGGATCTCAATTCCGTATGTAGCTTGCAGCTCCTCGAGGGCCACTTCGTTTCCTTGCCAGTCATATGCTTTCACCTGCACTTGTGTCTCTCCTATCGGATCTGTGATTGGCAAATCTGCCCCGCGCACATACATCGCGAGCTCCCGTTCTATCCCGCTGCCGACGACGTCGAACCCCCGCTGCCGCCAGTCGTGCGCGGCGCCCGTCTCGAAAATCGCCGCGCAAAGCACCTGGGGATCTTGCTGCAATTGGCTGTCGTACCACTTCAGCCACTCCAGGTACCTGCGCTCGTCGCCGAACTTACGAAACCCTGCGTGCGGCCCGCCATCGGCCGCCGCCCTGTCCCAACCGACCTCAGTGATGAGGATCGGCGGCACTCGCGGGAACCCCTTCAGAGTCTCTAGCGCACGCCTGTAGCGCAGCGTCCGCCAGCCGTCGTCGGGCAGGGACGGCCACCAATATTCGTGGAGCCCTAAATAATCCCCCTGGATTAGTGCATCCTTGTAATAATCCCAGTGCTCCAGACGTGGCCAGCCGACAGAGAAATTCCCGACCACGACCTTGAAGCCCGCCGCGTGGAATAGCTCGCATAGCCGCGCTTCGAAGTCGTTGAGACTTCGCATATCGCTTTCAGTCCACGGGATGAATTCGTTGACGCTCTCTACGATGTTGGTGATGTGCCGCCATCGCTCGTACGCGCGGATCGTGTGCTCGAAGAAGTGCACCGCTCCAGCCTCGCCCTGACGCACCCAGTCGTCGCGGCTATCGTCAGTCCACTCGCGTCGCCAGACCAGCGGTCGCGGCCTCCCCGCGGCATCGTAGTGTGCCAGTAGGGCCTGGACGGCGCCGGGTGACACGTTACCCATGACCTTCATCGCCGGATATAGCGCCTGCTGGAGATGGGCCGTGGCTTGTGGATACGCCTCCTGCACGTGCGCGCCAAGCTTCGTTTGGATAGTCTGCATCAAGAACTCCTCCTCGGCCAGTTCGCGATATTTACGCAGGAACGGTTGCCAGTATATGCGGTCGAACGCGTCGTCACCAGCGCTCCGCCAACCGCCGCTGTAGTCCTTCACAGCCGACCGCAGGTCGTCGCGACGGTGGTCAAGGCACTGCCGTAGGATGCGCGCGCTCCAGTCGGCGTTGACCGCGGGATCCAGCAGCTCCTCGCTGTTCGGGCGGTCTGAGAACGCTCCGCCGTAATCGCTCGGAATGACCTGCCCAAGGCCGGTGGCCAGCGTGTGTGGGTTCACCGCCCGTGCATCCCACCGGCTCTCGATCCACCAAAGTGCCAGCAGCACCAACGGCCCGACCTGGTGCGTCCGCGCCGCCCCCTGCGCGATCGGCAGCAGTTGCTCTAGCGTCATTCGTCAGCCTCGTCGTCTTCTAGCTTAATCCCCAGCTGCTCGCAGAGATCAAGCACCTCGCGGCCGGACGCGGCGGGCCAGTCCTGCTTGGCCTCGACTCTCTGCTTGAGGAACGCGGCCAGATTGCGATCTTTGACCTCGATGTCCCATCTCTTGTTAGGATCGTTCCAGGTGAATCCTGTCGGAGTCGACCGCAGGCCGACCTCCTCCTGCTCGTCTTCGCTCATTTCGAGCAAGTCAATTAGCTTCAACGCCTTGTTGATCGTCCGCAGGTCGCCTTGGACAGAGTTCACAAGCATGAGCAGTTGCAACCGCTGCCATGTCGTTAGATTGAGCTTCATCTCTACCTCCCTTGTGTGTATCGTTACAACAGCTGATTAGCTGGCTGCTGCTAATCCGTGATGCTTTAGACATTCATTGATTTGGCTGAGAAGTCGCCTTTCCTCATCACCATAAGTAGTATCAGGCTCTATGTCAAAGGCGCTATTTACATAGCGGCCATATACTACTCTGACACCATTTACAAAATAAGCCCCTGAGCAATTGACATTACCGCTTACATCCAGCTGATGCTCGGGATCGAAATTACCGATACCAACCTTGCCGTTGAGAGTCATATAGATAGCGGTCTTGTCTATATCAGCTCCGGTTGCTACTATAATCCTACCCACATACGGTGCGCCGTGCGGAGCCTCTAGCCGGATGCTCCCTATTCCGTCTCTCTTTGCTCGTATCCTTGTCACAGCGTTTTTCCATACATCCAAATCCACGGCTGGAGAATATGTCCCAACACCGACATGTCCATCAGGATCGATGAATAAGGCGTCACTGCTTCCGTCATTTGTCAGCATGCGGATGTCATCTGCTTCTAAGGTCAGACGCCCATAGTTCAATCCCTTTTTGACCTTGATTGTCAGATATCCCTCGCCTCCGGCGGGCCCACTGCTCTGAGCTATGTAGGCGACGGCATCGTCAAGAATATCCGAACCCCACTTGATCGCTCGGACATCATTGAACCCCCAGCCTGCTTGTAGCTTAATGCCCTTGGAATTCAGTTCGACTGCGCCTCCTCCTGCCATAGCCTTGCCAGTGGTGGCTTCGATGTAGAACTCTTTGGTGGTGGCGTCGCTGTAACCAGCAAGTTCACTGCTGCTTATTTCGATACGCGCTCCTCCAGGAATACCGACTGTAAGCTGACCATCGCAGGGATAGAATTCAACATCGTCAAAATACACAGTGGCCGCGTTGTCAGAGTCAATGTTCAAGGCAACTCTCGCGTAGCGTACTCCGTTGGGAGCAGTCGTTACTACCTCTTTTTTCTCCCAAGAGGTGCTGGCTGGAGAGACAATAGTCAGACTACCAATGACGGAACCAACGCGGTCATACCACTTTACACGGGCCCCCGCACCGCCCGTTCCAGTGCTATTCCTCACCCAAGCTGCTAAGTAGTAATTGCGACCCTCTTCTACGTAGATTGGTAAGGTATCTACTACTTCATAGCCGTTGACACCATCACCAGTAGCCTTTAGGCTATATCCGCCAGAGTGAGCTACTGTGTCATCAACCGTGGGAGTAAGTTCACGAATTCTCCACTCTGTTGTATCTCCTGTTTCGAATCCCGAGTTGGCTACAGCATTATGGCCACGCACGTTGATCTTGTTAGCAGTGATCGAGTGGGCATATATCTTGCCACCATCTATAAGGGTATAATCCTCGCTGTGTCGCCAATCGTCCGGTGACGTTGAACCTGAGATCAAGATGCGACCAGGTTCGATTAGAGTGGACGCTAAGTTGATCTTGTCTACAACCGTGTCAGCATCGACATTGCTCATGTCGGTTTTGGCTGCATCACCGCCGGTGACATATATCTGGCCCTGGACGATAAGAGCTGAACCGTTCCATTCGATCCGGTTGTCCCCGCTAGCATTGCCGAACCAGAAAGTTCCATCGGATGCGATATTGACCCGTTGAGTTGTGGCATCATATGCTTTGAGGCCATCATTGTCGATCTCGACTCGTGCACCGCCAGGAGAACCTACTAGTATTCGTCCATCTGCTAAATAGAACTCAGCGTCGTCGAAGTAGACGTTTGCGGTGTTCCCCGCCCGAATAGTCAGAACAAACCATGCAGTTGTTGCTCCTGTGGGAGCTGTAACAACTGCTTCTTTTTTTGTCCAGGATGTTGAAGCACCGCTATAAGCTTGAGAGTAACTAATTACGGAGCCATCCTTGTCTCGCCATGTGATATAGCAACCCGCACTACCAGTTCCGGTGCTGTTGCGCACCCAAACACCGAAGTAGTACTTGCGTCCTTCTTCTACTGCGAAACCTGTCTGTCTCGCTGGTATCACCTCAGAACCAGAGCTTCCCGTCGCTACTATCGAGTATTTACCGTTGTGAGGATTATACGTAGCGATACTACCGGCTAGAGGATCCCAGGACGAGAGATCGCCGGTTTCGAATCCAGGATTTCCGAGCCAGTTTGCTCCATGAGCCAATAGAGCACTGGCTGTCACGGTGTTCGCATAGATATCTCCACCGTCAATCTTCGTAGTGTCGGTGGGATAAGCCCAGCCCGCCATGTCGTCCGCTGGCACGTCGTCGCTTCCGATGTAGACCACGCCGTTGGCGTCAACTCTGAACCGTGGGTCGCTGGAGTTTGGCCCTAGCCAGAACAGAATGTCGCTACCTGACGCTGTTGGTAGCACCTCGCCTCGCACGTTATCAGATGCGTCCACCCACTGCTGTTTGAGCCCGTGTATAATGGCGTTCTGGTCACTCAACAAGACATAATGGTCACTGTCCTTACCTGCCCAAAGACCGTACTGCGCGCCGAGACCAGCCAGACCGTCTAGCTGCCCCAGACGCACGTGCGCCGTGTGGTTGGCGCCCGTGAATGGATCTGCTCCCTCCCAACTAACCACGTCCAGGTACGGCGCGTAGTTGAGGTCAGCAGTGGCGAGCAAATAGCCCTGCCCGCTCTGGCCGTAGTCCGCCACCGCTACGCCCGCTTGGATCGTCACGCCTACGGAGCCGCTCTTGTGCGTGTACGTGTACCGCTGAGTGCCATCGCCCATGTCCGTCGGGTTGGTGACAACGCCCCACACGTCATACACGCCGTTGACGTACTCGCTCTTGATACGCACCCAATCGTTAGCGCTAAACAGGAAGCCGCCACCAGGTGGGTCGGTGATGTAGATGTAGGTGGTTCCATCGACCGCCGGCGTGGTGAAGTCCGCCGCCAGCTTGCCGCTGCTCTTGAAGATGCCCAACGTGCCTGCGTGCGCTTCTATCAGGTCTTTGACGAATACCGTGCAGTGCAGTTCGCCACGGATCCATGCGTTAGCGAATTCAACGTCGCCGTCGTGTGCAATCTGCCAGCCCTTGATCCCACTTTGGAAGTTAGCCGATTCGAGATCCCCCGCCTCGTTCACCTGGATCAGCGCGGTGCCGCCCTCGTCCTGCACCTCCCAGAGATTGGCAGTCTGGCTTCCGCTATTGCGCCGAACTGTGATGCCCTTGCGATCGTCGGCGCCAGTCCTCACGCCCAGGGCACCGTAGGTGCTTAGATCAGTACCAGCGTTGATACCGACCTTGTCGGCCGATGCGTCTACGAACAGCGTGTCCGTATCTACTGCAAGATCGTCATCCACCACGAGCGCGCCAGGCGTCCTCAGGATATTCGCTGCACTTCGATACAGCTGGGCATCTCCGCCGAGGAGGATGCCAGCGGCACTCCCCTGCGCAGGAAGTCTGAGCTGGCGGTTCGCGGTCAGCTCGAGGGCCGTGGCCCAGCTGCTGCCGTCATATGCCTCGATTGCGAAAGTCCGACCGGCGGCCGCGGCATTCGTGTAGTAGACAATGTTGACATTCCCACCATCGGTGGCGTGGTCGCCGCCGTAAAGCTCGATGTAGCCGCCGACCTGGTTGAAGCCGCCGAAGATCGAGATCGCCGACGCCGCGTCGCCGGACATGATTGTATCGACGGTCAAGTCCTGGTCTACTACGAGTGAATCCGGCGTCCTCAAGACGTTCGATGCGTCTCGATAGAGCTGAGTGTCTCCGCCGATGAACAGGCCATTGCTCGAACCCTGACCAGATATGCTGATAGTGCTGGTGGCTACCAGGTCTGGCAGGTTCAACGTCCCCGTCATTGTGTCGCCGGATTTTCTGACGAACAGATGCGAGAACGCCGCCGCGGCCACACGGAGTGCTACCCTGCTGTTGTAATCGCCCTCGCAGTAGAGTGTGACGGTAACATCGTTCCCAGAACCAGACACGTTCGCAAACAGCTTCAAGATCAGCCGATCGGACGTGTCGAGGTCAATGTCATTGGACACCGATGCGCTAAGAACCAGCTGGCTCAACGAGGATGAAAGTTCGTTGCTCTCCTCGCTGGTCATCAGTAAGGTCTCTGAGCCGAGCGCGTTGCGCTTATAAAGCTGCCAGTACAGCCTCGCGGTCTTGTTGCCTGATGCGAGCGCGAAGAACGTAGCGGTGTAGACGCCCAGGGACAAGAACTCCAGTGACGGCTGCTCGCTCTCGGTGGCGAACGACCAGAGAAGTTGACCATCGCCGACCCCCAGCGGGCTGGAGACGAGGGTAGAAGCACTCTCGCCCGTCTCCTCGGGGAAGAGTGTGTAGTAGCCGCCGATATCGGAGCCGTTGTCTGATAAGAAGAAAGCCCAAGTAGATGCCGCGACCCCAATGTCAACATAGTTCTTCGTCGCGGCGTCCTGGTCTGCCTCGGGATCTTCCAAGTCTGTGATCTTGTGATCGCCCATTGAGAGATCGTCGGTCATCGGATCATTGCTGGCATCGAGCTTCAGATACGTACCGCTGAGATCCGGAATGTCCGATGTGGTGATGGTAGATATTATCTCAGTAGAGCTCTCCGTGATGGGCAGGTCGATCTCGCGTGGAGTTCTGCTCTTAGGCATCGTAGTCCTCGTACGCGCACATTATCCAATTCTCATTCTCGTCCTGAATCTCATATTCCATTCCGTAGCTCAGCCAGGATATTTTGTCGAGATCTATCACGCTCGCCTCCCCGTCCGTGTCCGGGAGCCGATATGACAGGCTGCCATCGGCGCTCATTAGCGGGACGGCGCCCTGGCTTCGATAGCGCAAGTAACGCCATCGGTGAGTGAGCCGAACTCGGTAGTGATGCACCCCCCGCATGTAGGCCGAGTACCCGATATCTGGGTCACCAGGTGGCGCCGGACGCAGCAGTTGGTGCGGCTGGAAGTGATGTATCATCCACAGGGGACTCTCGCGGGAAGCATCCGGGTAGCAGTCGCTAAGGCTCCCCGCGATCACGTTCAGAGGTGCCGCCGCCAGCCGGTCGCCGTGCGCGAACGTTGCAGGGACGTGCGTCCGAGTCTCCGAGTCCAGGTCGTGGATATAGATCGTGTTGATCCCCACGAACGGCCCGTCCGGATAGATCCCCAGCTCAATCTGATAGCGCTCTCCTACGGTCAGCCCGTAAGCAGACAGATCGATGTCCCCGGAATAATCCCCGTCGGCGACGAAGTCCGCGAGCGGATTGCCCCCATTGAGTCGGCTATACCCCGTCACTGGGTATTTCTCCTCGTTCAGGAAGATCCTCACAAGATCCCCCGCCTCCATGCCCCACGTAGACAGGTTGTAATGGAGCGCCTTGCGCCCGTCGTAGACGAAACTCCATCGGAATAACGGCTCATAAGCATCTGGTTGCTCGTGATTGACCGTCCCGACAATGCTCCCGTAAGCGGGCTGCTTCGCGCGATCGTACAGATACTCCGACATCTGCTTCAGCGCGTTGAAGTCCGCTGCCGTCGGCTCGTTCCCGACCCCATCTGCGAACAGAGGGACGGAGCCTGGCCACGCGGTCAGGCCCACCTCGCCCTTCATCCAGGCCCGCGCGACGAGGGTGCACTCGCCCCCGCCAACGTAGAACCGTAACCGTAAGATGCCGTCCGACGGCAGGTCGAGGCCGGAGCAATCGAATTCGTTGTTCTCGACTCCGTTGAACCACCGATCCCCGGCGTTCCCGTCCGACGCGATGGTCGTCCAGTTTCCTGAGCTGTTTACATACTCAAGATACGCCGCGCCGGATTCCCCCAAGTTGATCCGCGCGGAGAATACCAGCGTCGGATGCTCCGAGCGGTATTTCGTTTCACCAGCCCAGACCGTCGCGGGCGAGTACCAGCTCCATGTCTGGCGTTGCAGATACTGGATCGCGTGCGCCTGGCCGTATATCCAGTTCGCGCGCCTGGTCAAGGCGTTCAGCCACGTTGACGCCCCAAGGAATTCTCCATCGGTTAATTCGCGTAGTCCTGGCCACGCATGCAGCATCAGTAGACGCACCTCCCACCATCAGCGGTGCTCAGATGGCTGGTTCCGATGAGGAAGTATTCCGAATCCGCGTGCTCGTAGAAATACGAGTAGTCTACCGCTGTTACATCCATGACCAGCGGGATCATTCCAGAGATGCTTATGCCGATTACGACCGCCGTCGTGTTCACGCCAGTCTGCGCGCCCGAGACCGATATCTTATCCCCGAGCTCAAGATTCGGGTTACACGGCAGACCCCGCAATCTTAGCACCATTGGCGGCGTAGAGAGTCGGTATTGGATAAGATCCGCGAGGAGCCGTGCCTGCTCCGGTGTCTGGACGTACCAGTTGCCTCGGGTGCTGAGCTCCTTAGCGTCCGCCGATCCGGAGACGCTATTCGGATCTGCCGTATACGACTCGCTGGGACGGCCGACGAGCGCCCGGCCGGTGACGTTGAATTTCGTAATGAACGCCTCGTGCCGAGTGTTGTTGTTCGTAAATTCGATCTCCCACGTCTGCGCCGACGCGGGACTGGCTGGGCTGATGCTCACGTCCGCCGAGATGTCCTCGCCCCCGCCAGTCACCGCGGCCATCTCGTACCCAGTGAACTCGGTTAGCGGGAACCTGAATGTCAGCGTTTCCGAACGGCTCTCCCCAGGCGGGATATGCAGCGCGCGGTGGAGTTGGTAAACAACCGCCGCCGCCGCCTCCTGTCGTGGCTCGTATTCCACGGTGACGACGTTGTATGTGCTGAAATAGTCGCGCTCCGGCACCAGTTCCTGGTAGAAGTCACCGTCCCATGAATAGACGACGCTCTCCGTGAGCCAGTGCGTGTATGCCCAGAACCGTATACTGCCGCTCTTGTCCGTGAAGAGTACCCCCGCCTCTGACGCCGCCGCCTGGTTGAGCTCGTCCCACGCGTTGTCCTTCTCCGCGTATGCGTATGGTATGACGCAATGCGATTTCTCCAAGTCCCCCGCGCCCGGAGTGTACCCTGCCGCATTCAGCAGCGTCTCTATCCAGTCCCTGGTTGTCTGCTGCGTCGCCAGCGACGTCCGCACCGCCTGCCGCGCCACGTCCTCCCCAAGGTCGCGACAGACCAGCGTCGCCTCCACGGACGTCTCGCTCTCCCGCACGCCCGTGATGCGCCCGACGAATGCGACCGTGAGGTCTGACGAGTATCCCAGGCTAATCCGGATCTTCTTGTTGAAGATTCCGTATATATTCGCCTGGCTACCAGGCTTCGCTGCGCTATAGCGCCCATCGGCGTTCTGTACCTCTATGCTGGCCGTCCCGATCGGCGCCTGCCCCAGGCGGCCCAGGCTGCGGAGTGGATTCTGGAGTGAACGATCTATCCTCAGCCCACCGCTCGAAAGCCGCGACGTCTCATCTACCCATCCCGTCACATCGCTCCAGTAGATCTCTACCTTAGCCGCCGGCTGTGCGACGTGATCGTCGTATAGCGTGTCAATGCTCATTTACGACGCCGCCTCGATTGCCTCTATGGTGAACGTGACCTTGTGCCGCACCACGCCGTCCGCCGTGTACGGCTCGTCTGTCCAATCGTAAACGATGACCGTGTAGGAATCCGTGTCCGTGGTGTCCCAACTCTCGAATGTAACGCCAGCCGCCGACGCCGCCGCTGCCTCGTACGCATCCAGAAGCGACGCGTAGTCGGAGCCCCCGACGTCGAATGTCGGCTCCCACGTCCAGCGCGGCCCCGAACCCAAGGCGTGCTTCCGCGCCACTCCGCTCGCGGAGACGAAGACGCTGTATTGCTGCGCGTCCCGCCGCTCCTTCCCCTCATCATCGAGCGGATTTACAAGATTGGTGTACGCCCCAAGTGTCCAACTCATTAAGGCACTCCCAGTAACTGCTTCACTATGGACGTCACCACTTCGGTCGCTACTGGAGTCATCTTCTTCACCAGCTGGCGCTTGAAATTCGGGTCATCCGCCGCGGTCAACACTCCGGTCTTCATCGAGTCTCCGATAGCGCTCCCAGATGTGATCCAATCGTATCCCTCGATCTTCTCAGACAGGCCCTCTGCGATGTCCACTCCGGCATCGATCAGCGGCTGGCCGAACGCCTGAATCGCGAGGGGAGACATTGGCCCAAGGCCCATTTGGGACAATTGGCCTTGAACCGTCGTCATGATGTTCTCCCAATTGACCTTTGTGGTCATGGCCTCTTCGACGCTCCGGGCCAGGGCCTCCATGTTGATCGCCTCGGGATGCATCCCCATCTGCCACTCTTTCAGGAACTGCGCCGACGCCCGCTGGATCTCCCCGGGCTGCATTTCCGGCGTGATCCCTACCGTCGCGGCGTACTCCTCCCACCAACCTTCCTTCATGGCATTGGCCACGGCCTGGCCCGCGTCACCCAGGAAGCTCGCCGCCCGCCTGGCCATCTCGTCCCAGGTCTCCTCGCGCCCCAGGATCTCCTCAATCTGCTCGCTGAAGTCACCAGTGGTGGGCTGCATGATCGATTCTATGGCAGATTGATACGAGGAAAGGTACGACTCCCAGGCAGACTCCATTGCACTGAGCGCGCTCGCAGACCTACTCGCCATCTCATTCTGCGCGTCGCTGAATTGCGACGTGACTTCCGTGTACTCTCTCCCCGCCCAGCGCCAGAGTGCGGCGACGTAGTCGAGTGTCCCCGCCCAACCCGCTTCGAACTCCTGCCGCCACGGCTTGTCAGTGCCAGCCACTGCCTTCTGGTACGATATGTACGCGCCCCGGATATCCGCGAGGCCCTCAATCGTGGCGTCGAAGTGTCCGCGCAGGCGGGAGAGTGCCCGCCCTAGTTGGGCGACGTCAACCGACGCCGCAGACATCGCGTCACCAACATCCTCTGTAGCGAACCGCAGTCTCTGTGCGGTGTTGATCATGTGTTCCTGCTCACGCTTAGTGAGTAGCTGCTGCCTTCTCAAGTCCGCGAGTGCCTTACCGGCCTCGGCGGACACCTGGCCCACCCGCATGTGCATGCGCGTCCACTGCTCTGCTGAGAGGATCGTCAGGTCTGTGGCCCTGGCCATGCGGAGCATGGCCTCAGCATTTTCCTGCGGATATGCACCGAATGCTCTGAGAATGTCCGTTATGGCACTGAGGGGACTCCGAATGTCGGTTCCGAACTTAAGCATCGTAGTGAATGCCTCAGTCTGCGCCTCCGCCCACTCGTCCGTCCCCTTTGTCGCCCCGCGGAGGAACTCCGCGATTACTCCGGCAAGGGTGTCTATCGTCGGCGCGGCATCGCGCCGCATCTGATTCGTGAGATTCCCGACAGCCGCGCGCAGCTGCGCGATCCCGCCCCCAGCGGTGCGTGCCGCGGTGTCCAGGGCTCCGAACTTGCTGATCGCGTCCGCAGTGACGGCGTTAAATAGCGCCTGTTGCTGCTCGGCCTTGGTCATCTCATCCACGGCCTTCCCCAGCGCCCGCGCGTGCGTCTCGTATGCCTCGGAAAGCTTCACGGTGAATCCGAGGTTGTCCAGGATCATTGGCGAGAGGCGGCCCAGGCCGACGACCAGGCTGTCCAGCAGGTACTGGAAATCGCCCATACCAGCCGCTGCGGCACGCTGCGCTATGGCGATGAGTTGCGGCATCTTGGACGCCATCTCCGAGCCCATCAGGAGATACGCCCGATTGTATTGCTGCATGAGCTGGACTTCGGTCAGCATCCCCTGAGATGCCGCCTGCATGGCGCTCAGGGCCGCCTCCCCGGACGTCCCCGCTGACCGCGCGAAGCGATCGAATGATCGCTCCAGATTTATCATCTGCGAGCCTACTTCGCCTAGCTCCAGGGCCTCGCCTATTAACTTCCCCGCGGTATAGAACGCCCCGACCAGCCCCCCAACGCCAAGCAGCCGCTTGCCCGTGGTGACAAACGACTGCAACGACTCCTCGCCCTTCGTGAGTCCGCGGTCTAACTCCCGATTGTCAGCGCTGATGCGGACGAGTAGGCGCGCAACTTCTCCTACAAGGGCCACTAACGTCTCCTCAATTCACTCTTCGCCTTCTCGATCAGTTCTTGCTCGGTCTCCTCCCTGTCGCGCAGCGCTTTGCGGTAGCGATAAAACCCTATCCACCGCACGAATTCAGGCATGTCCATACTCCGCTCGAGCTGCGCCACGGTCATGTGCAGATTCTCTGCCAGCTGATACGTGGCGAAGAGGATGCTATCCTTCGCGAAACGACTGCTCCGCTTCTTTCACTGCCTCGACAGTCACCTGGCCGTAGGTGTTCATCCCGGACAGCGCCCAGACCCTGTTCAGCAGCTGCTGGACAGGGCCCCAGACCTTCTCTCGCAACTCCTGCGCCTGCTCCAGGGTCAGCTCAGGCTCTGCCAGGCCGTACTTCAGCGCCAGCGCTTCCATGCGCTCGGGATTGATCTCCCCAGATTCGTCCTGCGCCTCTCGAAGCATCTTCGTATGATCCGCTTTGCTGAACGCGCGGATCTTGACGAGTCCGAGCCCAGGCAGATCCACGATCTCCGTTACCGCGTCTGCCCTCGGCGCGGCGAGCAGCTCCTCAGCAGTTAGGAACTTCGTCATGAGACAGTGCCTCGCGTTACCGCGCCGTCGCTCACGATATCGAAACTGTACTTCACCGCATCAGCACCAGCAGGGCCTGGTCTGAATGAGGTGATACGGCAGTTCCCGCTGAATTTGACCTTGCCTGACGAGTTGCCCTGAGGATAGTACGTCCACGCCACTGCCGAGTCGCCGTCCCACGCGCTCCAGACAGCATCGTCCAGCGTCGGATCGTAGTCGCCACTGACCGAAATGCTGGCCATCTTGTGTCCCGCGAGCCGCTGTACCCACGCGGAGCCAAGGATCCTCAAATCCGCGATCTCACGCTCGAACGTCGGGTCGATGCTCTCGATATAGTCGAGGATGCTCACTCCCGCCAGTTCGAAATCGGCATCAATGCCGTGCCCAAAAGCCATCCCTTACCTACCTCCTGCCAAATGCTATGAAGAATGTTGCAGCACTTCCCAACGACAGCGTCCACGCCGCGCGAATATAGCGCTCGACTGCCGTCTCTGCTGCCACAACCTTCTGTTCACTTGTCTCAGATGTTACGTCAGAGAACGCGACCAGGTCGCTCCAATCGCTTCCGTTGTCGCTATGCTGAATCTTCGCGGACAGCGTCGCGCCTCCATCTAGCGCTGTCACGATAAGATACGCGCCGCCGCCGTTGGCGGATGCGCTTCCGCTATCCACGGTACTTCCTGCGTCCTCGCTACCAGTCCCCGTCTCCTCGCCGAGCGTATGCAAGATCTCCGCCCTGTCCGCGGACGTTGAGCCGATGACGGTCACGGGCATACGCACTGCATCGTCTCCTGCGGTTATGCTCTCCGAACTCACCAGGTTGACGCTGCAATACGCCACGCCGCCCAACGAATCCCCCTGCGGCAGATATGCGAACACCCGCCCCGTGACGCCGTCGAAGATAGACCATACGCTCGGCCCGATGGCGCCCGCCGACGGGTCGTGTACCCCCGCCAGGGCGATGGTAATCGCCTTGCGACCCGCGACCCGCTGCACCCACGGCGTCGCGAGGACGCGGATATCCGCGATATCGCGCTCGAACGTCGGATCTACGCTCTCGACGTATTGCGACAGGTCTACCGTGTGATAATAGACCTTGCTGCTTATTCCGTGGCCAAAGCTCATTCGCTCACCTCAATCGCAAAATCTGCGATCACATGCTGATAAACGACTCCCGAATCGTTCTCTACGAACTCGAAGCTGCCGCGCCTCTCCGCGAACCAGAAGGCGCCGTCGGCGACGGCCAGATCTTGTCTCGTCAGCAGCGTGTCAACTCTGGCCATCGCCTGGTCTGCCGTCTCCTTGCTGAGGCCCTCGTCAACGCACCGAATTTGATAGTGGTACCCTACAACCAGCCTGGTTCCAAGCGTGTACGAGTCCGTGCTGCTGATCAGGTTGATCACGATGTATGGCAACACAGCGTCGTCTGGAGCTATGCCGCGATAGACGCCGTTCACCAGGTTCATGAGTTCGGTGTCGCTGGTCAGCTTGTTGTATAGCGCCGTCTCAACTGCGAACGCCGTCATCGCACTACGGCCTTGAACGCTTTTCCGAAGATGCCCGCGATCTTCTTGCTCGTCTGCTCTATCGCAGGCCGCAGGAACGGCCTCGGGGCCATCTTCCTCGTTCCGAGCTCAAGATACGCGCCGTATTCCACGCCGATGATATCGTATTGCAACTTCCCAGACCTCTCGGCCTTCAAACTCGCCGCCAGGGTGCCAGTGTCCGTGGCAGGCGCCTCGCCTGGTGCCGATGCGATGTGCACGATCCCACGGTGGCGATACTCGCGCCCGGTCTTCGGCGGGTAATGGATGCGTCGCACCGCGTCCGCGATGATCATCTCGGCGATGATGTACAGGATCTTCCCCATTTCCACTGGCAACGCCGCGCGCGCCTTCGGGAAATGATCATACTCTACCTCAATCGCCAGTCCCTTGCCGACCACGACGCCTCCTACTCTACCAGCGCGACGATGACCCTGCGCGCCGTCGCCCACGCGCCGCCGGAGACCATGCCGACGACCTCATATGTGCTCCCGGATAATTCTACCCTGTCCTGCGCGGAGATATCCTCGTCAGCCTCCAGCGTGAGCACCCACACGGTCTTCCCCTGCATCTGCTCGGCGATCACGCGCTCCTCTGGCCTGCGCGCGCTCGCGATGCGACACGCGACGTCCGTCGCGATGACGCTCCACGCTTCCGTGTATCCGCCCGCGCCGTCGCTCGTCAACGACTTGCGCTTTATCGTGCACGTGCTCGGAAGCGCTTCCTCCTGCACCGAGCGCATTGACAGGATTTCCGCTTCAGTAAGCATTAGCTCCTTATCCCCAGATATGCAGCCACCGCTGCCAGGACTGTTGACAAGCTCCCCTGGAGCACCGTGCTGACCGTCTGCCGCTCTTTAATCCTGACGATCTCGCGATCGTGCTCCCGGACGGATCCGTTTATCACCGCGAGCCTGTCGTTGATTTCGTGCAGACTCTGATGGATCATATCCAAGCGCGCGTCCAAGGACTCCAATGTGACCTGCATGCTATTTCCTCGCTACCGTCCTCCCGCCTGAGTACAGCCCGCTTGCCGATAGACCGGACAGTAGTCCGAGGAGCTCTACCTGCAACCAGGGCCCCAGGTCGGGCTGGCTCAGCTTAGCCAGCGTCGCCAGGACGATGCCGAGCGCAGCCGCCAGCGGGGCCGCCCAGCGATTCGGGAGGCCGAAGCTACGCTTCGACATTTCCACCAATGCGATGATCACGCCCGCTGCCGGAATTCCGTATATCACTAAGCTATCCATTAGCCACCACCAGTCTCTCTGTCTCTGTCACGTACTCGATGGGATCCCAGGCATTGTCGCTGACGAGCGGCTTCACAGACTCATAGAGTTCGTCGTACGCCGACGCCGAGCCCGCCAGCGCCTTCCAGCGCTCTAGCGCCGCGCGCTCCCTACTCTGCGCCTGCTCGCGGAATAGCTCCGCACGCTCTTCCTCAGTCACCTACGCCTCCGTGGCCAGCGGGCCAGGAAGTTCGACATTGCTCGTGATCCTTCTGCTGTATTGTCGCGCCATGCGTTCGCAATGCTCAGTTATCTGAGAACGGTCGAATGACGCACCGTCCGCAGTAAAGTCGAAGCGCGAGGCGGCCTTGGCTGCCTTCCAGCGCCAGCCCTCTGCCGCCCCGCGGTTCAAGTCCCAGGTGGGCTCCCAGTCCTCATCGTCCGGAGCCCGCCCGTCCGCGTCCATTACCTTGCACATCGAGAGGAGATCGTCCAGTTCCTCGGCGGTCAGCTCAGGATCATTCGAGGACGCAGTCATCCGACTAAGCCTCACCAAAGCCTCCGCCTCGGTCATGCTATGACCCCTCTTCAGTTAGCAGGACGCCGAACGGATAGCGCTCCGACTCGTCCTCTTCCATGCGATTGATCGGGTTGGGAACCTGCCATGCGATCCGCATGACCGCCCGCAACGCCACCATATCCTGTTGCGGCAGGTTGTAGACGATGTTCCCGTCCGCATCCTGGATCACTGCCTCAGTCAGCACCTTGTAACTGATGTCCTGCCTGAGCGCATAGATCATTTGCGACCAATCGCCGCAGATGAGCATCGCGTTCTGCCCGTTGAAGACGCCGTTACGCGGGAACTCGACCGGCTCACCGTCGAGTTCGTAGCGGTTCCTCTCCTGGACGTTCCTGGAGAAGATCAGCTGCCCGTCAGTCGCGCGCAGTCCCCGCAGGATCCCGCGCATCGAGACGTCCGCGATGTGACCGGTGATGAAGTACCCGTCCGCCTCGACCAGGCTCACGACTCCGTTCTCAGAGAGAAGGTCGTCGTAGATGTCCGGATTGGTTCCGTAGACTACGCTGTTACCAGCGGCTACAGCCGCCGTCACGACGTCAGTCGGCCAGGTCGCAGGTGCGTTCGTGCCGAACAGGACGGCCATGTCAAACACCCTGCCCATGGCCTCAACGATCCGCGGGCGGATCTCGCCCCACACGTCGTAGTCCTGGTCGTCGAGCACAGCCTCCGGAATCGGGACGATGCACGCGAGCTCCTCGGCGTTGAGATACTTGTTCTCCCACGCCTGCTCGGTGGTCTGCTTCAGGCCGATATCACCAGATACGAAGTACGCCGTTGGCAGCGCACTTAGCACTGGGATGCTCCGCTGCGCCCTCGGCATGTCCGGCGCGCGGGTGGCCAGGCGCATCACCGCACTCGACTCGGTGACGCCCTGTACGATCTCACGGCTGGTATCCGGTGGGATGAGCGCAGCCGCATCACTCCTGCTTATAAGCGAATTGTACGCCATTTATCCTCTCCTACCTTCCTGCTGCTCGTCTGATAAAGTCGTTCATTCCGCCGGACACTGGTGGCGTCTCGTTCCCAGCGGAGCCGTCCGCTGAACCAGTCGTCGTGCGGAAGAGATCTGGATAGCGCTTCTTCAATGTCTTGAAGTCGTGATCGCTGACTTCCCCGTCGTCGTAGCTCCCGAGGAGGCCATCTGCCTGCGCAGCTAGATATGCGAGTTGCAGATTCGTCACTCCCTCTCGGAGTGCCTTCTCGACGAAGTCCGCGCGCACCTCAGCCGCGGCCACCCTGGCCTCGGCATCGAGCGCCTTGCGCTCCTCCTCAGCCAGCCTGCTGGACAGTTTCTCGAGCTCGGTCTTCCCCGCTTCCTCGCGCTCCCGCTTGATCTCGTCGAGCTCGCGCTTAAGCGCCTTGGCCTGCTTCTCGAACTGTCGCAGTTTGCGGATAGTCGCTAACGCGCGCTCCTTGTCGAAGTCCTCCCCGTCGTCCCCCTGGTCGTCAGACGCCTGGTCTGCCGCCGTGGGCTCCGCGTCGTCGGGTTCCACTACCTGAGTGGCGTCATCGTTCACATTGTCATCCGGTGGCATCTCGCCTCCCAATTAAGCCCGCGCACCTGTCGCGGCATGTGTTTATAGTCTCGCCAGCCTCCGAACCGCCTCTGGCGGCTCTTCGTCCAGCTCTCTGTACAACCTGATAAGCTTCCGTGCGGCCTTCCGCTTCTCAGCCGCCGGTGCATCTACACCGCCTCGCGCTCCCGCGAGGACACCAGCTGCCGCGTGCACCGCGTTGCGATTCAGCGCGCCGCCTGGCTCGTACACCGGCAGTTTGCAATTGGCCTTCACCTTAGTCTCACCTGAGGGATTGAGGTCGATGAGGCAGGCTTTGCAGAACGCCGCCGCGCTGCGGTAATCCGCCGCCGTGATCGGCCCCCACGGTTTGTTACTAACAGCCATTTATGACCTCCGCAGTAAAAGCCCAGACGGAACCCCAATATCAGTCTATCAGCTCCCAGGGGCTTCTGTAAATACCCGTTGGAAGATGATCGTGCATCACTCCTCTCCGCTCCGCTCGCGTAGCGTGACCGACCACTCCCCGCGCTCCGCCGCCTCCCGGTCGAAGCGCGTCGGGATCTTCTTCCCGTCCGTCCCAATGTCGCGCCTAACTCGCTTGATCCAGTCTTCGTTTTCAGGCAACCTGTCCAGGTTGCCGATGAACCTCACCCTCTGCCATTTCCTACGCGCCAACTCTGTTTGCCCCCTCGTCGAACATTGTCACGACAGACGTCGTGTCCACTATTCCGCCAAGCAATACTACCTCACCTTCCGGCAGGCAGCCAGCGCCTGTCACTGAGGTCGAGAAGATACGCTCCGCTGGCACCTGAATCCTAAGAACGACTCCCCGGTGGCCCTCCTCCGCACCATACTTCGAGCCCGCGAAGAATTCCGCGGTATCCCTGTGCACCGTCCAGCTCGACAGCGGGTTGCTTGTATGTGCGATCATGTCGCCGATGCTCATCGACCTCGCCTCTTCAAGAGGCAGGTCTAATCCTCGGAGCACTGTGACCGTCCTAATCCCCCGCTCGCGCAGCTCTTCCTGGGTGATCTCATACACCGCGCGCAGGTACGCTCCTGCCTTCTTCTTCGCATCCTCGTAGCTCCCCCACCCATAAAACGCCATCCGCTCTTCCTGCTCCTTCCACAACCTCCGCGCTCTCTCCTCGGTGTAGAACCCACTGGACGGCAGGCCGAACACTTCCTGCGCGGTGGTCTGCAACACGACGCTCAGTGGTACCTCGTCGCCGCTCGACGCCGCCCAGGTCGCTGTAAGCTTGTCAGCGACCTCGTAGTCCAGGCCAGATCGCTCGCTGACCTGCGTGACGATGCGGTCTTTGAGTTTGGAATATCGCTCACCGGATATGACGTCCTTCGCCTGCTGGATGAGGTCATCTGCACTCAGTCCTTCAGGGGCAGTCTCCAAGGTGGAGCGCTCATACAGCAGCTGACCAAGGCTGTCCGTATCGTCCAGCCCGCTGGACGGCGTCCCAGGCTGCAACCAGCCTGGCTGCGTCGGCGGGCCACTCACGGGCGCGCCCAAAACGCTGCGCAAGCTTTTAGCGTAGAAAGTGCGCCCCCAGCGTGGATCCTCGCGCTCGCCGACGAAGTCTCTCAGCGTGACCTCGCCCCTCTTCCACGCCTCGTAGCCTGCGTTACCCAGCACGGCCCTCTGCACGTCCTCCGGCTGCTCTCTAAAGATACTCTCCCCTGGCTCCACGACCACCCGTGTATCTGGCGCCCCTTCGAAGCCCAACTCTTCCCACGATGCCACCCAGGGGATCATGGTGCACCGTCCATTCGGATGGTCACCAAGCGTCTCGTCTAGCCCGTGCTGCGTCCCGTGCATCGCCCAGCACATCGGGCACGTGCGCCTGTCCAACGCCGCGTGCCAGATCCAGCCCTTGACGATGTCGCTGTTCGCCTGGTAGCTGCGCCTCGTAGCCTCGCGATATGCCCGCATGGTCTCCGTCCGCGCGATCCGCAGCGCCCGAACCAGGCCCACCCCCGCCGCTCGCCGTATCCGCCTGGATATTTCGCGCGAGTTCAGGCCGAGCGCTACGCCCTGCACCAGCTCGTCCGCCACCGCCTGCCCAGCCTGGCCAGGTAGCTCATCCAGCAGCGCCCGCAGCGGCGAGCCGTCGTGCAGGAATCCTACCAAGTCCTGCGTCGCCTCTATCGGAAGTCTGTTCCAGTGCACGCGGACGCCCTCCGGCGGCGCCAGCAAATCCTCCAGAACGAGTTTCTCAGAGTGCTCCTGCGCAGCCCGTACCGCCTCTCCCTGCTGCTCCAGGATCTGGCTCTCCGCGAACCCGACGAAGTTGCGCAGCTCCGCCTCCACCTGCTCTTGCAGCTCCTCTAACCTGCGATATCGGAACAGCCACGCAGGGCTCACCTCCTCGCCCGCATCTTTGGCCTCGCGGATCATCCGTAGGAGATCGTCAGCTTGCTCCTTGATCCGCCGCCAGGTCTGGCCATAGTAGTGCACCATCTCCGACGCCGCGCGGCGCTCGCTGCGCAGCAGCTCACGACGGAATTTCTCGACTGTCTCGTATATCTGCCCCGGCGACTTCGCCTCTGGCATCGCTAATTCTTACGCTCCACGTCTATCACGCCGAACTGCCAGAAGAGTCTGGCGAACGTCCAATTGCTGATGACCAGCACCTGGTTTATCGCCCAGGCGACCCACGGATTCATAATCACGCGCACAATCACACCCCCCTCTCGAATTGTGTCAGCAGCTTCTCCCCCAGCTCTGCGTCACCAGCCGTCCGCTCCTCCGCCATACGCTCGATCTCCTCAGGACTGTAGCCAAGCTCCGCCAGTAGCTGCTCGCGGCTCACGCCCACCTGCTGCTTGAGCAGCGCCGTCTCAGCCTCCGCCCGCGGATTCCGCGGTGCAGCGTCTTCCCAGACTGTTGATAACCTGTAGTCTCCCTCGATCTCGCGCATCCGAAGCGCCAGGCTCATGCAGTCTTCCCAGACATCGCCGAACGTCTCCTGCAAATTCGTGACGATCGTCGTGAGCCGCGCCTCCGCGGTCTTCATCGCCTCGCCCGAAGGCCAGCCGCCCGGGTCAAGCATGAGGTAGTGAAACGGGACTCCAGAGACACGCGCGATCTCCGCGCGGAAGGAATTCTGGACTTCCAGGAACTGCTTCAGATTCGCAGGGTCGAACTGACCGAACCGCACGTCGGGATCGCCGACCGTCCAGATTCGCTCCACCCCAGGAGTGAATGGCGCCTTCGGCTTGCCCGTGACAGGATCAACCTCGACCTCAAGGCCGGTCGCCCACCGCTGCGGCAGTGAGACGTACTCCATTGCGACGAGCATATCCGCAACCGATTTGTTGAGTGCGTTCTGGAGCGGAATCACGTCCGCCAGCGCCGACCGCCCGAAGTTCGACTCCCCCGTGCTGTCGTTCGCGAAGTGGAATACCGGAACCTGTCCCCAGGGATTCGGCACCACCGGCTCGTCCTCCAGCGGGACGTACCCCCGCGCGTCGCTAAGCGTGCCGTCCACCGCGCGCGACGTCACGTACTTCTCTATCCTATCTGGGTAGTAGAGATTTAGTCGAATCCGACCATCCTCAAGCCGCCACATCCGCGCCGCGCGCGTTATCTCGCCGTTCCCCTCGTCGCTGTACGCCACCGACATCCGGATAGCGCAGTTCGGATGAATCATCGGCAGTCCGTCCTGGCCGGGCCAAACAATCACGTACGCGTCACCATCCCTGAGCGCCATCCGATGCACGACACGTGACTTCCGCCCCATGCGGTTCTCTTGCCAAATGCCCCACGCCACGCCCGGCACCACGTCCTCCCCAGACTCCGCGCCGAAGCCGATTACAATCAGCCTGTCCGCCAGCGTGTCCACCACGACGCCGCAGAGGTTGTCTGCAAATGCACTGAAGAACGATCCGAACGCGTTCCTGAAGCGCTCTGTCGCGAATGTAAGCTTGTGCTCGCCGTTGTAGTACTGCTGCGCAATCCTGTACCCCGGCTCGCGCGAGAGGATTGAATCTATCGCCCATTTGATGTCGCTCATCTTTGCCTCACTCTCTTCCGTATGTCAGGCCCGCGTCGGCTACCATGCGGCTCACGCGTGATCGGTGACCACGGCCTCCTGCGCCTCCGCGACGGCCGCACCTCCACGCGCTCCTGCTTGAGCTCCCCAGCCGTTGCGTATACCAGCCATGACTGCGGCAAGATACACGCCCGCGGCTTCACGATGTGGAAAGCCCTGAGGAACGCCAGCCGCTCGTCCTCGCCCTTCAGACATTCCGACCGCCACGTGACCAGGAACTCCCGCCCCGCATCGTCGTTGCGCACGAACAGCAGCTCGTACCCGTGGAGCAGCTGCCTCAAGTCAAGCACAACCGACCTGGTTAGCTTTCGCTCATCCACCGTGCCCACGTCCGCTGCAAGAGTACCGTAGTTCCAGAGTGGAACTGCCATCTCCCAGGTGTCAAGAAACGAGAAGCCAGCGTCGAGCAGTCTGACAGGTATCTTCATCCCGTGCGCAAGGAACAGCGTCTTGTCACCCGACAGCTCCCAATCGTCCGCGCCGCTCCGCACACGGATGCTGTACGGCGCTCCGAGTTGGTTCGCGATGCCACTGGCGTCGTCTATCGTCGCGATCACATTCGTCATTTGCGCACCCTCATCCGCGCCAGGAAGCTCGTCTCGGCGTTGTTCAGCCAGGGCCCCTTGACAATCTCCCACTTCCGCGGCGTATACCAGTGGTACGCGCGCCCCGCCTTCCGATCAGGGTCGAAATAGTCGAGCGCCCCCGGCGAGAGATGCCAGACATGCGTCGGATCCCTGTACGAGGTCTCGCTGTTCCACATGGGCAGCTTGATGAACAGCTCCGCGCCAGGCCGCAGGATGCGCCAGCACTCGTCCAGCGCCTCGACCAGCGTGATCCGGAGATGCTCGAACACCGAATGCGCGATGACCACGTCGAACGACTCGTCCGACCAGGGCCACGGTCGCTCGTTGAGGTCGTGCGTCACGTCGATCTCCTCGCGGTGCTTGACGAGATCGTGGTTCACCGCCCCACTGACGATCGAATTCCCTGCTCCAAGATTCAGGATCTTCACGCCTCCTCCTCTTCGAGCCATACTGCATATGGCGTCCGCTCTATCTCCGCCCGCACGGCGCCCCAGTTCTCGATGATCTCCGGCAGCGGCTGTGGGTTCACGCGGCGCAAATGGCAATGCAACATAGCCTGCGGCACGCCGAGGAAGTCGCAGATGCGGCTCGACACGTCCCACGGGATCCCCGTCGCCTCACCGTGCCCTGACCACGCGATATCCTCGTATGTGAGCTCGAGCAGCTGAGAGAACTCCGCCAGTTTCGTCTTCGCGAACTCGTCCTGCTCACGCAGTTCTTCAATAGCCCTGATGATAGACCGCGGCGCCAAGGACACCCGCTCGCGCATCGTGACCGCGCGGAATGTGTGTTGCGGCAGCGTAATGTGACCCGCGCGCGCCTTGCAGTTCAGCAGGAAGCTCACGGCCTGACGCAGGTAGTTTTCGCGCCGAAGATGAATCACAGCAGGCTGCGCCCTCACCAGGTACTCCCAGACGCCGTCTAGGAATGCCTGCCGGTATGTGAGTTTGCACATGCTCACATGATAACCAGTTTGGTCGAGCAGCGCCTGCAAGAGATCTACGCGGGTGATCCCGTCTAGGCAGTCGAGCCACACGCTCCTGTAATGCAGCGGCTCGCCGCGGTCGCAGAAGATGTGCGGGTGATTACTCAGGCAATGTGCCAGGAACGTCCCCCCGCTTCGCAGCGACGCGATGATTACCGCCGGTCGTGCGATGCCCCTGGTCATGTCGTTCTCGGTTATGCTCTCCGCTATCATCTCCTCAGCTCCTCGTTGTACGCTCGAACCGCCTCGATGAGCCGCGCCGGCCGCCCCGTCCTCCTTGCCCACGCGCACAGGTTCGCCGTGTCCTTCGGCAAGCACTTGCCGCCGAAGCCGCGGTTCTCCGGATACACATAGGTGTGACTCCGCGACACCCGCGGGTCAGCCAGCCACAGCTCGCGCAGCTCGTGCCAGTCTACACCAGCCGCCGCGGCGAGATCATAGAATTGATTGCAAAATGCGACCTTCGTCGCCAGCCAGGAGTTTTCCATCAACTTGCACAGCTCCGCCGTGCGCGCATCGGTCTGGTAGATGCGCAGCGACGAGTTGGTGACCAGCGTCCACGCCGTCGCGAATGCCCGCGTCACCTGCCGCGGCCCGCCCAGGATCACGAATGGCAGGCTGTTGCGGAGCGGGTGGTCAACCGTCTCGCCGTAGTACTCCGGCGAGAAGCAGGTGTTGCTCCCCAGCCACTCGGTCGTCCCGACCTCGACCGTGCTCTTAACGCACCAGTAGCGTACGCGATAATTCCAGCGCTCATACGCGTGGATGACTTCCGAGCAGTCGCAGCTCCCATCCTCCGCCTCGGGCGTCGGCACGCAGATGAACCCGAGCTCCCAATCCTTACGCTCACCCTCAGGGAACGCCGCCAGGTCGTCCGCCACCCGCCGGACGACGCCGTCTACGTCCACGTAGTCCGCATCCGCGAAGAACCGCCCGATCTGCCGACCGACATGGCCATAGCCGACGATGAGCGTCGGCGGGTGATGATTGACAACCTCTGGATGCGGCTTAGGCACCATGCTTTCGCTCCCACTCACTCACCTTCCTCCACGCCCTTTCACTGTCGATCCGCCCCGGGATTGCGCCCGACCACCTGCGCGCCTGCTTCGGGAAATGCAGAATGCCCGCGGTCTCCACGCCCTCGGAGTATGCCGGGAACGTGTTCCACTCGTTCCCCAGGACAAGCGTCCGCGGCGGGTCAGCATACAGCGCCATAAGCAGCGGCCCCTGGTCGCGCTGCGCAAACACCTCCCACTCCTCGCGCCACCGCTTGAAGAACCGCTCCACACGCTCGCAGCGCCTGAACGCCCACACGCCACCATTCAGCTGAATCGTGTGAAGTGTCTTGACAGCCCTACGCACCTTCCGCATCTCCGCGGCGTTATTTCGCCTGCGGTACGAGAACATCGTGTCCATGAGGTGCGGGTCTTTGCAGATGATGAATTCCCAACCGTCCTCGATCCACTCGAAGAACCGATACACCGGCGCGGTCACCAGGGTGTCGGCGTCGAGGTACAGCACCGATTCCCACTCCGCCGGACTCAGCTCGTATGCGCGAAGCTTAGCCCGCCTGCCGCCGATGTCACTGTCCTCCTGCTGGACGAAGACGTCCTCCAGCCCCAGCGGCTCCGCGCCGCATAGGCAAACGGGGATGTCCGGCATATGCTCCTTGATGCTCTCCAAGAGTCTGCTTGCGCACTTGCGCGCAGGGCCGCCGAACGCGACGACGTAAATCCCCCGCGTCGAGCCCGTGCCGTGATCTATCGGGTCAGCCATCTTGACCTTCACCTTCGCCTTCTTCCGCACCGTCTGGCGAACCCGCGGCGCGATAGCCTGGAACGCCTGGTCGTGCGCGGCGACGAAGTTCTCGACAGAGTGCTCCGCCGTCGCGTCACGGAGCGCATCTCTGTCAACACTCCTGCACGTGTCCATGGCCAGGAGCAGCGCCAGTATCATGCTCTTCGCGTCGCCGCGATTGAAGCGATGTATGCCATTGACGTCCGGCAGCTCATCGTGGAGCCCGACGCCCTTCGAGATCACCACGGGCACGCCGCACGCCAGCGCCTCCAGGGTCGGCATCGGGATCCCCTCGACCCGCGACGGCACCAGCAGGATGTCCAAGCCGCGATAGAAGTCAGGCATCTCCGCCCACTTGTAGCGCCTCGTCGGCACCGGCCAGCCACGGCCGCTCGCTCGCCACTCCACGCGCCCGCCCAGCACCCCCGCCGCGAAGCGAACCAGATTCTCGCCCTTCCGCTGATTACGATACGTATACCCCGAGACGCCTATGACCACCGGCCCCGACCGCTTGCTCCTGGCGGGCGTGAATCGATCCCGCTCAACCGGCGCGGGCACCTGCACCGTCGGCCCGCGCGGAGACAGCAGGTCGGTGTAGATCCCAGCGGTGGTTATCCGCAGATCCACCCGCCGCCCCACCGAATCGAATAACTTCGCCTTCGAGTTACCAGGGGGCTCCTCCTCGCGATGCGTGAAATACGCCGCCACAGGGACGTCGGGCCAGGGCTTCAGCCGCTGCGCCTCGAAATACGCAAGCATGTACAGCGCGTCCGCGTCGTCCTCGATCACGCCATATCGCAGGCTCCATCCCAGGCGCTCCGCTAGATACCTCGCCATGCGCGGGATCACGCGGTCGTCCCGCCAGTTTCGGCACCAAATCTGCACGTTCACCACGCTACGATCCTTCGGCTCCGTTGAGGCGTGCTGACCATCGCAAACGCCCCCGCGACCGCGTCCACCTGGTCGTCGTGCGTAGAGCCATCGCCTGTGAACGATACGAACTCGTCAATAAAATCTCTCACCCAATCTCCTCGCACCAGCGTCAGCTTGCCCTGCTCCGCCCGCGCAGCCACCGGTAACGCGCGCGTTAACTTGTCCTTGTCGACATCGATACCGCGGACGGAGATGCGCGCCAGCTCGCGACGCCGCAGCAGCGTCTGCACCGCCGCAATGCCGTGAAGCGACTTCTCGATGCCCTGCTCCACACCAGTGCCTTCAAGCAGCATAGTCTGCAACATAATCCGCTCCTGGTCTGGCCACTCCCACCGACCACGGATCACGTCGCGCACGTAGACAGTGCCATCGTCCGCCTGCGCCACGGCCGCGGATGCGGTGTAGTCCGCGCTCGTCTTTGTACTCGCCGCCAAGTCCCAGTACCGCGCCCAGCGCAGCCCACCCGGGGCCGCGTCCACAATGCGGAACCACTCGCGCCTGAACAGCGTCCCCGCCTGATCGATGAACTCGCCCTCGAGCTCCTGCTTCGCGAAGAACTCAGTGTACTGACTCCTCACCGCTTCGTAGAATCCCTCTGGCAGGAACGGGTTCTCCAGCGTCCGGATCCGGAACAGCTCCGTACCTTCCCTGCCGCTGCCGAAGACCTCGTACGTCCAGTGCGCCCGCCCTTTAGGCGTGAACGTCGCAGACAGCCAGCCAGGCTTGCCACCACCGCCGCGGAGGGACGCGATGACGATCTCGAACGCGTCGCGCTTCATGAGACTCGCCTCGTCCAACCACGCGCCCGCCAGGTTCGGCCCGCGCGCGCGCTCCGGATCGTCCAACGATCGACAGATGATCTCCGCACCATTCCCAAGCTTGAGCATCATATCGCTCAGATTGATGCTGCGCAGGCAGTGCATCTGGTCGCAGATTGTGGTCAATGCCCTGAACGTCGCGTCTTTGAGCATTCCGTATGTCGGTGCGTACACACCGAAAAGCAGGCCGCGCGAGTCCGCAGACATCGCGCGTACCGCCATATCCAATGCTCCAACGTATGTCTTGCCGCTGCCGCGCCCGCCGACCAGCGCGCGGAAGGTCGCCTTTGAGTCCCTAAACGCTTTCTGCTTCGGACTCAGCTTGATCCTCAGCTCCCGCAACCACGACCTCCTCAACCAGCTTCAGCTTCACCTCGCCGTCGTGCATGTGCCGAACCCGCTGGCCGTACACCTCGGGACGGCGTGATGTGAGAATAAACGTCAATAATTTATCGCTACTTTCTTGAGCACGCTTCCAGGCAATAGCCTCGAGACCATCCAGCGCCTCTTCCAGCGCCTCGTCCCACGCCGCCTCGAACGTCTTCCAGCGCCGTCGCGCACAGTACGCACCGCCTCGCGTAATACCAGCGGCCTGACAGGCGGCGCGCACGTTCGCGGTGTTCCGCAGCGCCGCGATAAACCTGGCCATCCACGGCCGCGGCAAGTCGCGCCTCCGGCCGATCAGCGGCCCCAGCTCCCCTGTACCGCCTTTTCTGCTCTCCCTCTTGCTCATACCTCCAACTCCGGATTCAAACCATCATCTGCGAATCTCTCCAGGGCGACGGCGACGTAGCGAGGCTCGCGTTCTGTGGCTATGCATCTCCGCCGCAATCGCTCGCACGCCAGAAGCGTCGTCCCCGACCCGAGGAACGGCTCCCACACCAGGTCGCCCTGCTCGCTATAGACCTCGATCGCGCGCAGCGGCAGCTCCAGCGGGAACGCTGCGACGTGATATCGCAACGGCGAGCCTTCGGCGTCGTGCGTACTCCAGACTGCGTGGACGGACATGCGCCACTTCCGGCGTGGCAGGCGGCGCTCCTTGCCGCCCTTCGACCTGAACGTCCATACGAAATCATATCCCTCGATGGGCACTCCTGAAAATACCCTCCACAAATTCTCCAGCCACTGCTGGGCTACAATATCGTCCTCCAGCAACTCCGTGGATCGTTGCGGCACCCGCCTGATAACCAGCTCCTCCGGCTCGTCGTCCTCGCCCCCGGGCGCGCGGAACGACCACACGTACTCCCACTCCTGATGGTGTGGGATCGTTGAGTGGTACGACCAGAACGGTGCCGGAAGGCGCTCGAAGGGCTTCCGCCAGATCCGATTCGCCCAAAGCTTCCAACCGTGACGACGGAAGCGCTCGTTGTAGATGCACGACATCAGGAAGACGCCGTAACTCGCGTCCCCCGTAATGCGCTCGACGATGCTCTTGACGTAGATGTCGCCGAAGTTGACGACGAAGTAGCCGCCAGGAATCACAACACGCGCGCCGACCTCAGCAGTCTTGTCGATCAGCTCCACCAGGTCGCCGAACGCCTCCCCCTCCTCGTACTCCTTACCCACGCCGTAGGGCGGCGACGTCACCGCCATGCGCGCCCGCTCACCAGCGAAAAGCGCCTCCACCGCCTCGATGTCCGTGCAGTCGCCCACAAGCAGCTTGTGCTCCCCGACCCGCCAGACCTGACCAGGCTCGACCCCCCACTTCTCGCGCAGCTCCTCCGCCTCGTCCACGCGCGGCTCAGCGGTCTCGTCGGAGTCCGAATCGAACTCCCTACCTATCCCTTCCGCAAGGCTGTCGAGCAAGTCGCGCACCGCGTCGTTGCCCGTCTGCACGTCGCTCAGAAGATCCGCCAGCGCCTCGGGATCCGTCTCCGCCGCCGCAGCCAGCGGATCCAGCGTCGCGAGCGTAAGCTTCTCCTCGTCCTCATCGAGGTCAACGTACAGGACAGGTATGGTCGGCTCTTTGCGTGACAGGGCCAGCGCCACGCGCAGGTGGCCGTCCAGGATGAAGCCGGTGCGCTTGTTCACGATGACCTGCTGCACCCAGCCAACCTCGTCAAGAACGCCCTCCAACGCTCCCCGCTGCGCATCAGGGTGCGCGCGCCAGTTCCGCGGATTCGCGACGAGATCGCCAGGTGGCACGTCCGCACTACCAACTATCCGATTCCTCCAACGTCGCTTCACTCTACTAACCTCACTGCAACCTCGACCACAGCGTTCAGGCCCGCCTCACGAGCCTCCCGCACCAGCCGCCTAGCATCTCCACGCGACAGGCCGCGCACCACGCCCTGTTCGCGCAGGAGCTCAAGGTCGTTCGTTCGACCGAGCCACGCCCGCGCCGCGTCCTCCACGGAGCGCGCCGTCTGGTAGATCGTTCCCTCTGCGCGGTCAGGGCACATCTCGCGGTGCACCTCCACCGCCGCCTTCCAGGCGCTCTCGCCATCAATCATCTTCATGAGGATCGCGCGGCGCACTTCGCTCCAGTGCTCCGCCGCCTCACGGAAGAAGCGCATTCGCTCCTCGTACGGCACCGACATCAGTATGTTCGACACTTTTCCCTCCTGTCTATGTCTACTGCCCTACTGCCAGGGCAAGTGATAGGACGAGCCAAAGTAGAACCGCCAGACCGGCCAGCAGCTGGTCGCCCTCGTCGTACTCCTGCCCGCCGCGCACCCACAGCACGACCTTACCGGCGGCAACCGCGACCAGCGCGCCGACCAGGACGATCACGTGGATCGCCAACCATCTCAGCAGCACTCCAGATAGCGTCGTGTCCATGCCCACAAATCTACCACATCTCCCGCCAGCGATATAACAGCATTTCCTCGCCCGCGCGAAATTTCCCCTTTATTTTTGAAGAGAATGAATCTTATAAAGTTATATATCGAACGCGCCCTTAGTTTAAGAAGGCATTTTGAGCGGATGATCAGATACGCCAATCGCCCCGGTGCATTTACACGCCAGGGCGATTAGGCTACAATCCTGGTAGACCCCGGCGCGAGGCCACCGCCCCCTCCCGGTGGCCCCGCGCCGTCCACCACGAACCTGGTCTAGCAGGCGAGGAAGAACTTGCTTATCTCCTTCGCGAGCGTCGCCTTCTCCTCGCTGCCCAGTGCCAGTTCTTCGAGGAGCTCGACCGCCGCTTGCAGCGCCTCGTTGTAGCGCGTCTCCGCCGCGCGCAGCTCGTCGCGGAGCCCCCTGGTGAATGCCGCGTACTCTTTCCGCGTCATCCCGAGCTCCTCTCGCATCTCGTCCGCCGTCTCCCAGTCCAGTTCGTCGTACGGAACTGGGAAGTCCTCCGCGCGCTCCTGCGCGCGTAGCTTGGCGCCTGTCGCTTTTTCCAGCTCTTCGACGATCCTCTTGGCCTTGGCTTTCATCGTTGCCTCCTCGTTCGTTATCACCACCATCATATCACATGGTGTAAATACCTAGACGACCGCGAGCGCGCGAGCGCCGAGGATCCGTCCGTTCTCGTCCCGGATCAGCGCCGCCGGAATCACGACCAGGTAGCCAGCGTCCTCCGGCGTCGGCCCGAGCGCCTGCGCCAGGAGCGCCGAGACCACGTAGACGTGGCCCGGCCTGAACTCTGGCAGGCCCTGCGGCTTGCCGAAACGCTTCCGGATCACCGGCACGTCCACGCCCTCCGCGCAGACCGTGCCGACGACCTCTGTCTCCTCCTCCAGCCGCGGCGGGCTGTCGCAGCGGTCGATCGTGATCGACAGCCCGTTGCCGTTGCAGATGGTCACCGGGTGTGGAGTTAGATTAACAATCTTCATCACTCCAACTCCATCCGGTCGTGGCGCGTCGGCTGGCACCAAGTCTGGATTTGAACTAATTAATTTCATCATTTCAACTCCATCGAGCCGCGGCGCTCGGCGGCGCCCCTGGTCGGCGTCGGGCATGGAGTTGAACTAATTAATTTCATCAACTCAACTCTAGACTCCGTGTCGACCTCGGCTGACGCGAAGTCTCGACTTAGACTGATTAATTTCATCAACTCAACTCCATCGCGCGCTGCGCCTCCGGCCGACCCGAAGTCTCGACTTAGACTAATTAATTTCATCAATTCAACTCTAGACTTCGCGGCGTCCCCGGTCGACGCGAAGTCTCGACTTAGACTAATTAATTTCATCAACTCAACTCTAGACTTCGCGTCGCCCTCGGTCGACCCGAAGTCTCGACTTAGACTAATTAATTTCATCAACTCAACTCCATCGCGCGCGGCGTCCTCGGCCAACGCCAGATCTAGACTTAGACTAATTAATTTCATCAACTCAACTCTAGACTTCGTGCCGACCTCGGCCAGCGCCAGATCTAGACTTAGACTAATTAATTTCATCAACTCAACTCTAGACTTCGTGCCGACCTCGGCCGACCCGAAGTCTCGACTTAGACTAATTAATTTCATCAACTCAACTCGAGACTTCTGGTCGGCCTCGGCCGACCAGAAGTCTCGACTTAGACTAATTAATTTCATCAACTCAACTCTAGACTTCGTGCCGACCTCGGCCAACGCGAAGTCTCGACTTAGACTAATTAATTTCATCAACTCAACTCCGGATCCAGGTGCTCTGCGGTGTACCCCGCGGGTACCGCGACCCGCATGCTGACGTGCCCGCCGTGGTACCCCCTGCTGTGCACCACGGACAAGACCTTAACGGCGTCCGTGTCGCCGTCAATCTCCAAGAGATCTAACTGCCACTCCTTGTACCGCCCCCCTGGTGAGATATAGGCCGCCACGCGGCCATCGTGATCCCGGACAACCACCGGCATCTCCCAGAAGCCCGCGCCGATTTGACGGTTCGTCGGCCCGCCGAAGTTGACGGCGACGATTTCCACGTCCGCGTTCTCCTCGGTCTCCTCAATCGCCATCAGCTCCTCTTCGACCCTGTCCAACCTCTTGGCGTCGCCGGGCCAATGCGCGCGGACGTACTCCTGCGCCGCCGGGATCGTGACGCGGAGGGCCTCGGCGACGTCGATCCATCGATCGATCGGCCGTGGGAAGCCGACCGCTTTCCGGAGACCTTCGACGAAGCGGCCGGTCTCCCAGCCCTCGTACCCTGCGATCGCCCGCACGCCCGGGGCCAGCTTCATGCGATAATGGTTCGCCGACCACTTGCCGTTTTTCGTGTACCCGTGGCCGACGACCACGGCCACGCCGGGGATCGTCTCCCCGCAGAAGTGGTGCACGCGGTCGTCCTTGATCAGGACGAGCCACCGCTCACGCCGCCGGTTCCCGATCCCGTCCGACCACTCTAATCCTCTTTCTTCCGCCATTTCTGTCCTCCTGTCGTTTTGTCGTCTTGCGGCTAGTGTGCCGCCACCAAGGCTGTAGTCGCCTACAGCCCTGGCGGGCGACGCGCTAGCTGGCCTCTTCGCGCTTGCAATAGACGTTGATAACCAGGTCGAAGAACGCCCGCGCGCTCTCGTCGGCGTCCCCCTCGAACCGCATCGGCGGGCCGAGGAAAAGAGTGCCCACGAGGGTGTCGTCCTTGAAGAACTTGATCGTGGCCGCTTCTCGCCCGAGCTCGATCCGTTGGCCTTCGTTCATCTGCTTCCTCCTCTCGTCGTATTCGGCGGCGCCCGCGCGCCGCTCGTCTCTTAACTGGTTTCCGGCCAGCCCCACAGGTACCGTCCACGTTCGGACACCGGTACGTCCCGTCGGCGCCAGCGCGTCGGCACGTATGTCGTCACCTGGTCGTAGACCGCACCTCGTATTGGTTCGAAGAAGCGCTCGATTTTCCGCACGTTCCCGTCCTCGCACTCGGCGAGCGCCGCCGCAATCCGCAGCCGCCACGGCCGCGCGACCAGCTCGGCGCCGCAGTCCGGACACTCCTCCCGAACCGCGCGAAGCTCCGCGATCTCGTCTGCCCCGAACTCGTACCGCTCCATGTGCTCGCAGCGCGTGCAATAGAGCTCGAAGTCCCACCTCACGTCTTCCTCCTTGTCTTCGTCGGCGCCCGCCCCGTCCCGCCGCGTCCGTCGCGCCCCGCGCGGTCGCGCTCGAGAAGAAGCGGTCGCCGGAGCCGTTCCCGGCTCCGGCGACCCTCGCCGCTAGGCGAGGACTACCACCGCGTTCCCGACCTCGTCCACCAGGATCGCGTCCCCCGCTTCGACCGCGGTCGTCCGCGCGGTGAGGCCCTCGTGCGCTTCCTCGCCGAACGCCCAGATCGCGTCGGTTAGGAGCTCTCCGAGCGGCGCCTCCCAGGTCTCGCCCCAGCGGTCGCCGACGTGTCGGACGCGTGCGTCCTCGCCGTACCTCTTAACTACCTCTCCGAACGCTCCCGGCCAGTTCTCCTCGAACCGAACTTCTGCTTTTTCCACCGTTCTTCTCCTGTTAAGGTTCTTGCGGCGTTCGCGCCGCCGCCGCTTCCGGAGCTCCGCTCCGGCCGTCGCGGCGGTTCGCCCGCCCGTCCCGTCCGTTCGAGAACAATTTACCACGTTTCGGCC